CGGTAAAGGCGTCGTTGAGATTGCAGGCATCAAAGTCTACAAGTCAATGAACATTCCGTTCCAGGCTAAGCACGGTGTTGCTTACGGCGGAACAACAGGTGAGACATCACCATCTAACTTAGGTTCTCATGTCGGTACAGCTATCGGCGATGCAAGAGCTTCTGTTACAGGTTTAAACAACAACTACGGTAACGCTACTGACTTCGCTAAGTCATGTGGTTTGATCTTCCAAAAGGAAGCCGCAGCAGTTGTGGAAGCTATCGGCCCACAGGTACAAGTTACCAGTGGTGACGTGTCAGTGGTCTACCAGGGAGATGTCATATTAGGACGTCTCGCAATGGGAGCCGACTTCCTAAACCCAGCAGCCGCAGTTGAACTATATACAGGTACTACTGCTCCAGCAGCATTCGGTGCTACATATCCAGCTAACGCTTAATTTATACACTTTATACGGGGGGCTTCGGCTCCCCTTTTTTTTATGACTACTTCAATACAAGCAAGCGATACAGAACTATCCGCAGTCAACTCAATATTGGGTAGCATCGGTCAATCGCCTATTACTGCCCTAGCAAATGGAGACCTTAATTTAGGTAACCCAGAGGTTGCTTTAATACATAACCTTCTAATGGAATGTAATAAGGATGTCCAGAATGAGGGCTGGCATTTTAATAAAGAAGATCACGTAAAAGTAGAACGTGATGCTAATGGTCAATTCTTAGTTCCATCTGATTACTTAAGAATGGATATCCACGAAGGGCAAGTAGACCGGAATAGAGATGTCGTTGTAAGGAATGGAAAGATCTATGACAACGTTCTACATACAGATGTCTTCACTAAAGATTTCTATTTCGACATCACCAGACTATACGCATTTGTAGACGTACCTCCAGTTATTCAAAGATACATAATTGCCTGCGCTGCTATAAGGGCCGCTAGTCAGTTGGTATCCAGTACTGACCTAGTTAAGTTACTTACATTAAATCAAAAAACAACCAGAGCTAATGCAACTGAATACGACTGCGAAATGGGTGATCATTCATTCTTTGGCTGGCCTCATGAAAGTTCATATAGATCTTATCAACCGTACAACGCACTAGCACGCTAATGGCAAATATCACACAAACTATTCCTAATTTAACTCAAGGTATTTCACAACAACCTGATGAATATAAGATCCCTGGACAAGTTAAGGATATGGTTAACACCCTACCTGACGTTACCCAAGGATTACTAAAGAGACCTGCTGGAAAGTTTGTGGGATCTTTGAGTGATGGAAGTAAAAATTCATCCACTGATGGTAAATGGTTTCACTACTACAGAGATGAAAACGAACAATACATAGGACAGATTCATAAAGATGGAACTGTTCGCATGTGGGATTGTTTAACAGGTGCAGAGAAGAATGTCGTTAATGGAATAGGTAATCAAACATATCTAATACATACGAATGACGAAGATCTTCAAACACTTACCCTTAACGACTTTACCTATATAACAAACAGATCCATCAACACTGAGATGGATACAACCGTTGAACCACTTGGAAATTTTGGGAAAGAAATTTTTCTTGAATTAAAGTCAATATCTTATTCCAAACAATACGCGCTAAACCTATTCGACAATACAAACACTTCAACAGTTACTACAGCCACACGTCTCAGGGTTGAGATGTACACGTCGAGTAATGATTATTGCGATCACAATGGTTTCATGGTTGATCACTCAGGGCGTGTTACAAATACTAGATGTGATGAAAGTGCTGAAGATGGAAGAGATGCCTATGCACCTAATGTCGGTACTCGTATATTCTCTTTAGGGTCTGGTACAAGTCTTAAAGACGATGGTGCTACAGGTGGTAAGAAATCTAATGGTAGTGGGACATCAACAAACTATCAATATAATGTCAGTGTATATAACTCTAATGGTCAGTCAGGTCAAACTGGAAGGGCTAACCTTTACTTCCGTATAGCTACTACTGGTCAATCAGTACCTTATACAAGTGGTACAGGAAATGATCAGACAACAACATACCAAGCAAGATATACAACAACCCATGACCTTCTTCATGGTGGAGAGGGTTGGCAAGAAGGTGACTACTTCTTTGTTTATATGATGGATGCTCGTTATAGAGTGACAGTCGAAACCATTAGTACATCTATCGTTCAAGCAAACCTTGCATTAGTAAGACCAAACCCTACACCCTTTGATACAGAAACAACTATAACGGCTGAAAGTATCCTTGGAGATATAAGGAAAGGCATTACTGGTAGTGCAACAGCAAATACAGGAAATGGTTTTACTATTTCACAGATTGGTACAGGTTTACATATACTAAGATCATCAGCCTTTAATGGATCAACACCAGTAGGAGAACTACTAAATGTAGTAGCTGGTAAATGTAATGATGTCGCAGATCTACCTTCTCAATGCAAGCACGGTATGGTCGTCGAAGTAGTTAATAGTGCAGCCGACGAGGACAACCACTACGTTAAGTTCTTTGGTAACAACGATAGAGATGGTGAAGGTGTATGGGAAGAATGTGCTCAGCCAGGAAGAACGATAAGGTTTAAAAGATCTAAGATGCCAGTTACTTTAATCAGAACTGCTGATGGTAATTTTAGGTTAGCCGAATTAGATGGTGCTTCTTATACGATTTCAGGTACTACCTATTATCACCCTCAATGGGATGATGCTTATGTAGGGAGTAGCGTCACCAACCCTGAACCATCATTCATAGGTAATCCAATAACCAAGATGATGTTCTTTAGAAATAGATTAGCTCTACTTTCTGATGAGAATATTATCCTATCAAGACCGGGTAAGTTTTTTAATTTCTTTGCTAATTCAGCAATCACATCTACAGGTAGTGACCCTATAGATATAGCTGCTAGTTCAGAATACCCAGCCATTTTATACGATGCGATACAGGTCAATACAGGACTTGTACTATTCACTAAGAATCAACAATTCATGTTGACTACAGATAGTGATATCTTCAGTATTCAAACAGCAAAGATCAATGCTATAGCTTCCTATAATTTTAACTACACTACTAACCCCATTTCTTTAGGGACGACAATTGGATTTCTAGATAACGCTGGTAAGTACTCACGTTTCTTTGAGATGGCAGGTGTACTCAGAGAAGGGGAGCCACAGGTTGTAGAACAGAGTGCCGTAGTTTCTAGGTTATTTGAAAAGGATTTAAAACTTATATCTAACTCAAGAGAAAATTCAATTATCTTCTTCAGTGAGGAGGGTAGTTCCACCTTATATGGCTATAGATACTTTGATCAAATCAATAATAGAAAGCTAGCGTCATGGTTTAAGTGGACTGTTACTGGTGATATTCAATACCACTGTGTTCAAGATGATGCATTATATGTGGTAGTTAGAAATAACAATAAAGATCAGCTATTAAAGTATGCGTTAAAAATGGATACTAATACATTCACGATTGATACAACTAATAGAGTACATTTAGATCACTTAATGTCTACCAGTAGTTGGTCTTATAATGCAACTACTAATAAATCCACAAAAGCAAAGCCTACAGGTTTCGAATCTACTAATCAAATAGTAGCCTACGACGTAGATAGTGCTAATAATAATTTAGGTAGGTATGGACAAGTAACTGTTAACGGTAGCAACCTAGAACTTGATGGTGATTGGTCTGGAGAAACATTTCTAATTGGATACCAGTTTACGATGCAAGTTGATCTACCAACGATGTACTACATAAAAAAATCAGGTGATACATGGAGATCTGATATTAGAGCTAATACAATTATACATAGAGTTAAGTTAGGGTTTGGGCCAGTTGGAGTGTATGAGTCAACTCTCAACCGTATAGGTAAAAGTGATTACACAGAATTATTCGAAGTCACTCCAGCTAATAACTACGCAGCTAATACCTCTGGAATATTTGATGACAATATATTCAGAACAATACCTATATATGACCGTAATAAGAATGTATCTTTAACGATTAAATCAACACACCCAGCCCCAGCGACATTACACAATATGACTTGGGAAGGTTTTTATACAAAAAACAATTATTCGCGTGTCTAAATTTATCCATCCAATAACGTTGGAGGCTGCTAAAGAAGTAGCCTCTAACTTACGCATAGATGACTATAGAGAAGTAAAAGAGGGTCATGGACATGATCCTGTGGTACATATCCCTTTATGTTCTCTAATAGATGAGTCCGTATATTTCACAGTACCTGATGGTCGATTAGCAGGTCTTGCTGGAGTACATACAAACGGACAGATATGGATGTTATGCACACCCGCCATCCATGATTATCCAGTTACGTTCGCTAGAGAAGCGAGACGATTTGTAGAAAGTAGAAAAGAAGAGTTGCTATGGAACATTG